ATAATAAGGACACCAATATCCTGTAAGCGCAGTTTCATCATCTATACCATAGCATTGTAAATTTGTTATGTATCCATTGCTATCAGGAACATAATTGCAATACCAAGCATGAGCATTACTGCTTATCAGCAATAACAGGAAGCTTAAAATCCGAACCATATAATTTATAGAATCTTTCAGGGTATCGTTTAAACCAAGCGCGTCTAGCAACATCACCTAAAGCGCCGCCAAAAGGGCAAGGGCTAGATGCCATTTCCATTGCTTCCCATGTAGCTTCATCTTGACACATTAAACTTACCGCACTAACTTTTAATCCTAAATTAGATAAAGTTTCAGCCTTAACTATTCTTGCGCAGTTTTCATCTTCTACTGTAAACCCACCGCTAATAGACACAACACCTGTGTTAGCTCCGCCACTTACCCCTGTTTTACAAATCTTGGGATTCATAGTAGAAATAGAAGGAGCCATAGCTGAAGGAACTGGCATGCCTTTCATATTCGTAGTGATATTAGTATCTGCCGCAAAAGCGTAATCAGTTAAAACTGCTAATAAACCACCAACTATTAATGCTAATACAAATAATACAAATTTATTCATTAAAACTCCTTTATATCAAATTTATACATATCGCATATTCGTTTAGCTATTCTATTAAATTTGACCTCATGTTGATCAAAGTCTAAATGATTAGCCTTATATAATGCCACATGGATGCATTCATGCATCATAGTTTGGAATATATGATCCCATGTGTCGCACATTTTATCTATTTCTATTCTCATTGGCTCTGTGTGAAAGTAACCAAATACTTCGTTTGTATCTATGACGCTAAAGCTAATTTTATGTGGCTGGGGCATTTGCATCTCATTAAACGGTGGCAATGATGCACACAATTTATATATTTTGCGTAAATTCTGCTTCGTTAGCAATCTTGACTGCATAGTCCACATCCGTGTATTCAATTATTCCGTTTGATGAATAGTGTAAATATTTACCTTGATTTTCTTCTTGTGTTTTCAAAGTATGATGTGGTTGGCATAGGCTTTGAAATATATTTGTTTTGAATTTGTTTTGATCTTGTCTATGTGGAAACACATGGTCTATATGAACAGCTTGGACCACTTTGCCTTCTAGGAGGCATGCTGCACATAACGGCTCTTTACTTAATTGAATGATTCTTTGTTTCTTCCAGTATCCAGTCGAGTATAGTTTACTATTCTCTTTACCTTTGTCTGTTATTCCGCCTCCATGATCGTTGCAGAAGGTGGATCGATTTGTCTTTTCATTCTTACATCCTAACTCTCTGCACTTTGTGTTGAGAGGAGCTATTGGCATTTTTTTACCTACCTATAAAATATATGACAATCGCCATAATTAATACACCAATTAATAATTCTAACATATTTTGTCCTCTATTATTGTTAAAGTTTGATGTAAAAGTTCTGCTTCCGTGCCGTATTTCTTTTCAAAGGTTTTTTGGCCCGCGTGTAGCGCCACACCGTGACCGCCATGTTGATGGTGCAGAGGGCATAAAGGGATAGCCAAGCTCCAATGGCTACGCATAGCCAATCCAACCCCATGCCGTATGTGGTGAATATGTGGAGCTGAATAACCATGCCCAAGATTGCGACACACAATGCACCCAATTTGAGATAGCTTTTCATAATGTTTCCTTTCATCTTTAGTCATCTAATTGCTTTCTAAATTCCTCTAATGAACGGCTTTGGACTAACTGGGAGTTCTTTAGCTCGTATAGACCTGCTTTAGTCTTAAATGTGGTTCCGTCTGATCGGGTTCGAATTGTGTTTTCAGGATATAAAATTGCGTTTTCTGCAAATTCTTTTTTGTTTATCCATCCACATATGGTTAGTTCAACCGTTAATTTGTTTATGCTGCAAAATATGTATCGATCAACAGAATAGTTTGCCTGGAGGGCTATTAAATTGTTTACATAGTGTGGCTGTGGGTATGTTTCACGGCCCATGGTTTTAATATCGTATGTTTTGTTGTTGTATATAAAGTCTATGCCGCCATCAGGGCCTTCAGTTGACTCTATCAATGGCATGCCTAATAAATCCATCACGACTGATTGACCTACGATTCCTATGTATTGTTCTACCTTACTTCCGTCAGCCTTACCTCGCTGGCCGAAGTTAGTTGTTTCCAGTATCGTCCTACAGTGTTCTATAATGTTTTTATCGATTGATATTGTAATCATCAAATTTGCAGCCTATCTCTGCGCCCCATTGTTCTATCTTTTGTTGAAACTCCACCATTTCTTGCACTGTCATTTTTTTAGTGCTTTTAACTATATCAATCTTTTGGCCGTTAATCTCTTTCATCTCTCTTAAAAATTTGTATTTCATCAGCTCATGTATTTCCTCTGTAGAGTATCCAGTGTGATTGGCTAATGTTTTATATAGATGTCCAAACAGTCTTCTATGTTGTTCTTCAGACCTTGTGTTCTCTCTTATGATGACTATTGGATACTTGCCTTGATTAAGGAAATCTTTTAGCTTTTCAATTAGGACTGGTAGATTTTGTGGCGATAAATGAAATGGCTGCATCTTTAGCTTCCTTTGCTGAATTAAATATTTGTATTAGTTTTGTGTTATGCCACATGGCAAATCTTTCGCTACTGGGCAGTTTGTATCTAGATATATATATTTCTTCATGCTGTATGCAGTAATTACTTATTTTTTTCCATCTAATTGTTGTCATTTAGCTTTCACCGCTTGTTCAGCAAATTGTATTGATATAGATGGATAGTTTTTAGGGTTCTTTAATATCCTATGCGCCCATGATCGCATGTCTTTTAGTTTCATTTCTTTAGATGCGTGTTCAGATACATATTGCATCACATTAGCTGCGTGCATTCTGTTTTGATCTATGGTTAGTTTAGGTGCCTGGAGGGCTGGTGCAAATTCTATTTTAGGTCTGACTAGGCTTAATATATCAAAGACTGTCGGTGCATGCTTTGAGGAATCTACCCATTGATTAAATGATTGTGTGACTTTATCAAATTCGTATCTTTCCAGCTTGGCCCACCACACTCTCAATGTATCTTGATCGCATTGTGGCTTTTGGTATATAGACATGACTGTATTCATCATGGCTTTAAATCCTTTCTTATCTTGTTCTGTCATTTTTATCCTTTATTTTGCCATTAAATATAATCCAACATTCCCTAACGCATATCCAAAGTAGCATATGCCCATTCCATTATTTCCTAGCCAAAACTGCTCAACGCTTATGTATGAATAAATCATGCCTGTAATAATTATTAATATGTGGCTCAAAATGGTGGCTCATCTTTTATTAAATCAAATACATTTTCTTTTGGTAAGTCTGGTAATTTTTCAATTCTATGATTACCTCTGTGCAATATATAGCATTCAGCTTCATGCTTTGTTCTAAATCTTCGTATTGGCTCACCTACATCATCAAAGACCAGGTATCTAAATAACACTTCCATGGTGTAACTCATCTAATAAATACCCATTCTAACATTAAAGACATTCCAAGAATTAATCCAATGAATCCGCCAATTAATAATATTATGATTGCAAATTCTAAAATTTTAACCATTAAATTCCTCCCATAAAAAATATAATACGAGGGCAACAATTAAAAATATAACCATCCACAATATAAAAGCAACAACCTTAAAGGCCAACCACAAATTTGCTAGAATCATATTTTTTTTCAACTCCATCAATTTTTTTAACATTTCCAGCTACCAGTTCAGTAATCGTTAAATTATGTTTCTTACCTTTTAAATCTCGCATCCATTCAAGGCTATCGGGCTGAAAAAATGAGATCATTTTCCATACTAGATTTCCTTGACGATCTGTTTCCTCTATCATCCATGCTTTAATATCACTCATGTTTACTCCTATAAGTTCCCACTTCTAACAATTCAACGCTTTTAATTTTCCAGCTTTTCCTATCAAATATGACTCTAATATTTGGCTTAAAATTAGTTTTTCTATGAATAGAGTTGGTAATATTAAAGTATGCGGTGCCATCCTCCCGAAGACCTGTGTAGTATTCTTTCACAATGTCTTCGGCTGGCATGGCTTTTTCTTTCATGACCGCTACAACATCAATTTTTCCTGTTACTTGTTTTGTCCATAATTCTATATTGTTCATGTCTTATCCTGTTTAGTTAGTAAAAAATATGGTTTCCTAATGCTAGTTTAACCTCTTTGTTTTTAATCCAGTAAGGTTTTACCTTTTTTGTATGAAACCATTTTGCTCCACGAGTTGGATCATCGATCCTACCTTGTAGAATAGCTTGTGCAATTGGCATTAAATACTTTACCTCTTGCTCTTGTGGTATTCCTATTTTGCTTATAAATTCGTATTGTGAGTTTTGTGTCATGATTTTACATATGTCGTTAGGATATTTTGGATCAGCTTTTCTATTTACAGCGGTGTATGCTACGGCCACTTGACCTAATTGTGGCTCACCTCTTGCTTCTCCAAACATAATCATACTTAAGCACATAATTTCATTTAACATCTCGCCTCCTAGAATGTTATCTGTTCAGGCCTTTCATCCATATATCTTCCTTGATTAATCCATGTTGCTGGATTAGGGATAAATTGCCCACCGTTTTTATACCATTGGTCTGTTTCTTTCTGCCAGTCCAATGCTATTAATACTTCCTCTATATTTAGTTTTGTCTTATTCCAGGCTTTTAAGGCTGCCTGTCTGCCTACCTTTTTAGGATATGCATTCCAAAATCTTTCAAAATCGTCATGTATATCTATATTGGTTAATGGTTTATGGTTAATGGTTAATGGTTTATGGTTAGCATTGCGTTCGCTATGCGTTGGCATTGCATTCGCATTGCGTTCGCATTCCCATCTTACTTTTGCTGATTTACTAGCGACTTCACTTTTACTATGAAAAGTTTGAATCTCAATTTCACACCGTCTATGAATATAGCCAGCTTCAGTTTGAGTAAAGAAATCCCCAAGCACAGATTTGATAGCATTTTTTTCCTCCGTAGTTTTGGCTGATAGTAGCCTAAATATTTTTATTTCGTCTAGGCTCAATGGTTGTTCATTGAGGTAGTATTGATCTAACAGTTGCCGATATGCACCGTGTTCTAATAGCGTCAGGTGACTTGTGTCCTTTCTATAATCGGCAATATTGTGTTGATAATAATGCATTTTGTCCTTTCTTATATTGTGTTTCAGGACAAAGATTACTCCAGTTTCATTTATTCCTGCAAGTATTTTTTTATGATTTCTTTGCCTTCCTCATATGAATATGCCACTTTTGCTTCATAACCCATTGATTCTGCTAAAAATAAGAATTCTTTCTGTTCTGTGGTTAATTTACCACTTTTGGCCTTCATTTCTAGAAAAAGGCCATGTTTAGTGTTATTTGGGATCATTAAAAATAAATCGGAGACGCCTGGGACGACGCCTTCTCTTTTAAGTTTGATAGCGGTGCCTATGTTTCTGACACCGCCGTTTGGTATGGCCCACAGGCATTTTGTATGTTTTGGATGTTGTAATCTAAACCATTGGATGAGCGCTACTTGTTCTTGGTGTTCGTTTTTAGATGTTAACGCCATCTATCTTTTCGGCTTTCTTGCCTGTAAATTCTTCCCATCTCTGAATGATCACATCAACATATTTTGGGTCCAACTCCATGCCTGCACATTTTCGCTGAAGTGTTTCACATGCAATTAAGTTGCTGCCTGATCCCAAAAATAAATCCACAACCACATCGCCTAGTTTGGTAAAATGTTTTAATGCTTTTTGATTTACTTCGACTGGCTTTTGAGTAGGATGCATGTAGAAGGCTGTGTTGTCTTTTCCTACTTTCCATACCACTGGGCCTTCAGTCATTCGATTGACTAATTGTTTTAATTCATCCTTGCTGGCCTTGGCGATCCATTCTGCTTTTTCTTCTTCTTGGAAATCCCACACGGAACCTATTCGGCCTGATTGAATTAAATTATCTCTGTGAACTACTAATCCTATTTCAAAGTCAGATGACAGAGTTCGCATGCAATCGCCCATGCCCCCACCGCCTTTGTGCCATATAATAATATTAGTTACACGCTCAAATTCTTGTTTAATGCGTTTCATCCATTCATCAACGACCTGATATCCAGTCCACATGTAAAAAAATCCGTTTGTATATTTTTTGGCTAGTCCTATGTAATCTAGAAATACATCATCGTTTTTAATCATGTCGTATTTATCAGATTTAGGATCGTATGCGATTCCATATGGAGGATCGGATATGCAATGCATCGTTTCGTCTGAATATGGGTATAGTAATTTTTGAACATCCTCCTCTTTTGTGGAGTCGCCGCACATGAGTCTATGTTCGCCCAGTTGATAGATATCGCCATACATAGCCTTGGGTTCAGCTGGAGTTGCAGGTGTATTGTCTACATCGGTTAGGCCGTCAATAACATCGCCATTTAGAAGTTTATTGATCTCGCCTGGTTCGAAGCCTAGGTCTGTTAGGTCCATTTCACCGTTCAAGGCCTCTAATTCTATGGCCAGTAGCTCATTATCCCAGCTGGAGTTCATCGCAATCCTGTTATCGGCCAGTATAAAGGCCTTTTTCTGCGTTTCTGTGAGATGTTCGAGGGCTATGGTTGGGACTTCTGTCCAACCGAGCCTTTGGGCCGCTAAAACGCGTCCATGGCCTGCAATAATGCCATTATCCTTGTCAATTAGAACTGGGTTGTTGAAACCAAATTCTTTAATGCTAGATGCTATCTGCTTTATCTGATTTTCATCGTGTTTTCGTGCATTATTGGCATAGGGAATGAGGGAGTCGATGGGTTTGGCTGTAATTATCATATATTGTCCTAAAAGTGATGAATTTTGCTTATATTAACATTATTTGCAGAAAGTTTGCACATTTTGGAAATGTATGGATAATAGGACTTGTAGCAACAACGCTACTTTAACTTACTGAAGAGGACTTATATATGACAAAAATCACATTAGCAACAATCAAAAAATTCATACGCGAAAATCGCGACAATCTTTTAATTAAAAATATTTCAGAGTTTAGTGGTATGACTGACGGTATTGAGCCTTCACGCGATCAATCATTTCGTCCAGCTGTCAAACCTGTGCCTGATTGGAATGCTAAAAATATGTTAGATATTCAATATGCATGGTTTGTAGGTGGGTCACGCGATTCATTTAATCGTTATGATGATGATCAACATACAGGTTTTGAAGTTTATAATTGCTGTGGTCATTTTGTATTGGCGGTGGCCAAATGAGACTTTTAACCGCACTCTTAATCGCACTCCCTATCGTATCATTCGCTGGGGAGTCTGCAAAACTTCGTTATAATTGGGTTGAAAACAAATACAATTACGCGCCTGCTTCAACCAAGCTTAAATACAATTGGACGGCAGATAAGTATGAATTTGTTGCGCCTAATTCAAAACTTAAGCACAATTCGCAAAGCGGTAATTATGAATATGTTCAAACTCAAATTGATCCATATCAATCACAAATAGGAGAAGAATAATGTCATCACAAAATAAGAAACTCATTGTTTATGCAATCGCTATCTATGCGTATTTTGGTTTATGGTTGTATGTGCTTTATCCTTTACTAGACAATTTCTTAAAAGGAGTATAATATGACGACAAATCAATCACTTACAGAGGACATTATGTCTGACCAAGTTGCAGTTGAGAATAAGATACATATTCAAGCGCTTCATCATCCTGATCCTGACTTCTACGATGATTCAGATGAGATTAAAAATATGCTTGAGTTGATTGAGCATTACTTAACTTTCCAATGTAAAAATTGGGGAGATTTGTATGCCGATGCTGAAGATTCAGGGCCATTTATTAGCCGCATTCATACAATTTTATTTGATGCTAAAGATGATGAGATTGGCCGCATTCGCGATGAATTCAACAAATCAATCAAAGATATGGCATACTTTGTTTACACCAATCATGAAACTAATCGTTGGGCCAAGCGCATTTACGATGACACGATTGCACATATAATTTAAAAAATAAGGACAAGATAAGATGAAAACTTCCGATAGTATTAAAACTATTGCGGCAGCACTTGTGGCCGCTCAATCGCAGATTAGGTTTGCTGTTAAGGATTCTACCAATCCTCATTTCAAATCTAAATACGCTAATATCAATTCAACGGTCGATGCGATCAAGCCTGCTCTTAATGACAATGGCATTGCTTTCATTCAATCGTTAAGCCCTTCAGACGACGGTAAACTTCATTTAACCACTCGATTACTTCATAATTCAGGTGAATGGATTGAGGATACGGCCGTCTGTCCTTTACAAAAGCAAGATGCGCAAGGCGTTGGGTCATGCGTGTCTTATTTAAGGCGTTATAGCTTAACGGCCATGTTAGGTCTTTATAGCGAAGATGACGATGGTAATTCTGCATCAGAAGTTAATCCAGCTTTCTTTATTGCTAGAATTAATAGCAGTAAGTCTTTAGATGATCTTCAAAAAAATTACATGGCTGCCATGGATCAGCTTCGTGGCAATACACACGCTACACATGAAATTATTCAAGCTAAAGATGCTATGAAAGCAAGGTTAGCATAATGTTACTTTCTAATTTTTACGGTATTCAATTGCCTGTGTGGGAAAGTGATATAGCTCAAATTGAAAAACGACATATCAAAGTTTTATTTTTAAAAAGATTGATAGCTATGAAAAGAGAATATAAATGACAGAAGAAATTATCCAAGGATCAGATGCCTGGCATCAAATAAGATTGGGAAAAATAACCGCCTCACGAATTGCTAATATCATGACCAAAGTCAAAACAGGCGAGTCTGCTTACCGCAAGCGTGCTAAATTTGAAATCATCAGGGAGCGTTTAACAGGTCGACGAATTGAGTCATATAAGACAGCTCTCATGCAGCGTGGGATAGATTTAGAACCGTTGGCCCGCGCTAAATACGAGCATGTAAAAAATGTTATGATTGATCAGATTGCTTTTGTCAATCATCCTACCGTTCCTATGGCTGGCGCTTCCCCTGACGGTCTTATTGGTGACCATGCTTTATTAGAGATCAAGTGTCCTAGCCCTGAAAACCACCTAGGCCATCTAATTGATGATGGTGCAGATTTAGTTGCGACCTATAACGCTCAATGCCAATGGCAGTTGGCCTGTATGCCTGATCGCAAGTATGTAGATTTAGTTTCTTTTGATCCTGACCAAAAAGAGCACTTGCAGTTGTTTATTAAGCGCTTGTATAAAGACGAGGTTTGGATTGCTGAAGCTGAAAAAGAGGTCATCGCTTTAAATGATGAGATTGAAAATATTATATTAAAATTAGAGGAGTTTACAAATGGCTGAACAATATGTTCCTAAACCTGGCACTGGCAGTGCTTTTAAAAATGAAAATAAGACGGAAGATTGGCATGGCGACTATCAAGGTAAGATTGTTTTACCTGAAGGCGCTGTCCCTGGCGCTACTTATTATTTCAATATTTACAATAATCAAACAAAAACTGGCAATCCATATTTAGGTGTATCTATTGGTAAACAAGTTCAGCCTAAAGGTGAGTTTGCTTCAGCAGTTGAAGCGGATATGCCATTTTAATGATTTTCTTGATGGTTTTGTCTGCATAAACAAGTAATCTTATATTTACAGGCAAATTGCTTGGATAATAAAAGGATCAACACCATGTGGACAACTCCAGCAGCTACAGAAATGCGTTTTGGATTTGAAGTTACTATGTATGTAATGAATAAATAGTAGCTTTAAATATGGTGAATAGCGTTCCTCGGAAAAATGGTATCACCAGTAATTAAGGGCCTTTATGGCCCTTTTTTATTGTGTGTATAGTGTGTATTTAAATGTGTAATATATATCACTTTTTTTGATTTAATTATTAAAGTTTCATGCAAATTGTTTTCATTCTTTTTATATAAATCAATGACTTGAGTGAAAACGGATGTAAAGCATACTTTACAATCAATGAATAATTATTTCAACACCATGTCTTTGATCCCATCTATCTTGATGCCAAAACCATATCCGTCTGTAAGTTTCTACTCGGTCATGTCGTCTTTTGCTTTTGTTTGACACTCTCATTTTTACATAGCGCCTATGAATGCGCGCCATAGCCCATTTAGCATTGCATTGATATACAATCATTTATGACACCATAAGTTATCACTTAATATAGTGATCGCCTGTATTGCTATTAAGGCCAATCATATCAACTTTATCTTGATCCCATGATGTTGTTTCATCGGAATCATAATAGCGTTCCTCATAAAGCTTATTCTTTTTATTACCCCAAATTTTTTCGTAGTTCTCATCATACAAGCTTTTTTGTTTAAGCTTATTAGTTGATCCTTTACCAGCTTCACTATATTTACTCATCAATGACCTTTCTGTAAGTTTTTTTAATCCAATTAGCAAATAATATCAATTCATTATTATCAGCGCAATGCTTCATTGTATTAGCTTTATGGCTCATAACTTGGACATTGCCTTTGATATAGCCTTTAGTGTTATCAATGCGATCTAGTGAAGGTGAGCATCCGCGAGGGCCACCGCTAGAGCTTCCAGCAGAAAGAGGTATTTTTAATACAGGACATACTTTAGGAATAACTACATCGGATAATTCTAAATTAAATTCAATACCTTTTTTTTTGGCTCTATATCTAGCCTGACCTAAAAGGACTAATGCGCGATTATTTTCTCGGTATTTTTGACAATAAGCTTGATGTTTTATCTTATCTTTTGCCATTTATTTTTTAGATTTAATCCATTCATAAATTCTAATGCAATACCAAACTATTGATAAGACTGCCGCAATAGCTGGTAAAAATTTCATAACAGTTCCTAAAACTGTAACGCCCGAAACTGTATCTAATACATGCTTTGTATGTTCTTGCATATCCATGACTATTTCTTTCTACTAATTAATGAGATGGCGCTCGAGAGCCATAAACAAATCGCCGCTAGAAGATATATAACAGAGAGAACCATCAGATAATAAAATAACCAAATAATTTTTATTATCGTAGTGATCAGAGCCAATATCTTTGATTGTTTTATTTTGTAGAAAATCGAATATGTCATCAATGGTTTCTCTTGTTTCCATTAAATTGGGTAAACTAAATCCACCAAATCATTTACTGTTAATCCTGTAGCCATAACAACTGAAGTCCCTGAAGTAACTGTAACATCGCTTCCATTTCTAAATTTTACACCATTTACAAACACTTCTATTTTTCCGCTTGTATAAGTTTGAGAAGTAGTAAATGTAGTTTGAGATGCGCTTGCAGTAAATGTATCATAGATTATTTTACCTGTAACTTGATCATTAGGCAAAGCAAAAGTGCCACCTAATGTTAAATTGCCTGAAGATGTTACTGTGCCGCTTAAACTAATACCTGCTACTGTGCCTGTGCCACTTACTGAAGTAACTGTGCCACTTCCGCCTGCCGCAGATAAAGTTCCACCTGTAAATGAAAGTCCTGAACCTACAGTTACATTACTAAAACCACCTGATCCATTTCCATATAAAATATCTGTGCCTGAAGTTGCAGGCGCTTTACTATTAAATGTATTCCAATCGGTTGAGCTTAAATAACCATCGGTTGATGTAGTAGCTTGAGATATACTAATTGCTGGAGTTGCGCCACCCGATGATGCTATAGGTGCGGTTCCTGTTACTGAAGTTACTGTGCCTGCATTAGTAGCGTTAATGGTAATTGATCCAGCACCATTAGATATTGATATGCCTGTGCCTGCGGTTAAAGTAGAATTTTTCCAATAACCAGCCGTTGCATCATAAATAAGAGTTTGACCTGAAGCTAAAGTGCCAAGTTGAACATTGCTATCTGTGCCACCTAATTGTGATCCTGGATTAACTCTTACTGTGATAACACCGCCACCTGCTGATCCGCCTTTATTACAAGCCGCTACTTGAGCTTTAATATTGGGAGCTGAAGGTTTTGTGGCAGTTAATCCACCTGTAACGCTTGGATCATACCAAAGAATATCGCCGTCAGCAAAAGCAGAGGTATTTACATTAGTTAAAACACCAAAGGTTTGCACAAAGCCAAAATCATTATTAGCAATAGCTTCAGCCGCAACACCTATAATATAAGTGCCGTCTGTAATGCCTGTAGCTGGAGCGCCTGTTAATATACCTGAAGCACCTACCGATCCTGTGAACATAATCACTTGACCTTTAGTAATAGTGGCGCTTGCCTTTATATAAAGATATTGATCTTCACCAATATGTTGGATTATGTTGCCACCAATCATACCAATAGATAAATTATTATAAGTTGCATCCCAACCTAATTGACCTACTGTTAATGCTGTAGAGTAACCTGTATTAAAAGTAACATAGTCAGGATCGGTAATTGAGTTAATGCCTGTTAGGTTTCCTGAATCATCTAGGATACCTACAGAGTTTTGAATAAGCTTTCCTGTCGTTGAATCATAACGAGCTAAAGCATTGTCCGTAGCTGAAGCTGGACCTACGACATCGCCTGAACCACCACCGCCAGCATTGATTGTAACAATAGATGCAGTGCCGTCATCTTTTTTGATATACATCTTACCATCATAGGTATTTACCGCAATCTCGCCTAAAGCAAGATCAGAGGTCGTAGGAACTTTTGCTGGAACCGCAGACCTCTTAACTTGAATTGTATTAGCCATAAGGCTTCCTTTTATTTGCTATATAGCAAGGTTATTATTTAGAATGTGCCGCCGTCAATAGTAATGCCATCAAAAGTAGTTAAGTTAATAATTGAACCACCTGTAATAGCAACACTGCTGGCCGCTTGTGTGGACATTGTGCCTAAACCTGATACTTGGGTATTTGCAATTGCAATACTAGTATCAGCTAATGCAGTTAATTGGCCTTGAGCATTTACAGTAGCAGTTAAAGTTTTACTTGCGTCACCATAAGAAGCTGGAGTAACGGCTGTGTTAGTAATACTGAATACATTACCTGTTAATGTTAAACCTGTGCCATTAGTATATGTGCCTGCACCTGAAAATTGTGTCCAAGTAATAGGTGTAGTGCCTAAAGTGCCACCTGCGTTAATTGTGCAAACCCAGCCTGTATCAGCATTAGTGCCTTCTTCAACGAATACGAAAGCAGAAACTAATTCATCCCAAGTATCAGCGTCAGGTGATCTTGACCATGCCGTTGCTGAAGCAAGATAAATACCATTATCTTCAGACGCAGTTTGATTTTTAACTAAAACTCTTTGACCAGCCGTTAATGTAACGCCAGCAATAGTTAAAAGACCTGAAAGCGTTGTTATATTAGCCGTAGAAGCCGTAACAACTGAAGCTTTAATATCAAGCCCTTGAGCTACAGAATCAACATAGTATTTAGTAGCCGCATCTTGATTGCTTACAGGATCAGCAAGGCTGGTTAATAATTGTGAGCCAAAGCTAAATGAAGATGTAGGTGCGCCAATATCGTTAAGAATTGCATTAGCACCTGCGGTTGCTAAACCTTTACCATTAATTGTAATTTTAGTGAATGTGCCAACATTGCTATTAACTGTAGCTAAAGTGCCTGCGGCAGTTACATTGCCTGTGCCATCAAAAGATGGTGAAGTATAAGTTAAATCACCTGAAATAGAGATTGTGCGACCTGTAGCTAAAGCAGTTGCAGTTGCCGCATTTCCTGATACCGAACCAGTAATAGTGTTTGAAAATGTTTTTGTGCCACCTACTGTTTGATTAGAAGATAAATCAACAAAAGCACCACTACCAGCAATAGGAATAATGCTTGTAGCAGAACCGCCTACGCCGCCTGTGCCTTGTCCGTAGTAAAGAACCTCACCTACTTCATTAAAAGCTAATTCTGCATTTTCAAGGGTGCTGGGTGCTCCCGCGCTACCACTCGTTCTGCGTTTAATTCTAATTGTATTTGCCATGCTTATTTCCCCTTAAAAATTGCCGCCATCAGAAATTTCTTCCTGTGGAATGTTAGTCCATTGATTTGTAGTAGTTCTAAACATAAGAGCATTAAAATCAGTTAATCCTGATATGTTAAAACCATATCCGCCTATTGTATTTGGGCCTGGAGGTCCTGCTGGTCCTGCTGGTCCTGATACCCCTCTGCTAATATTAATAGTTTGTTGCGCTGGCGGCACAACTTCTACTTTAACCTGCGGTGCAGGCGTTACAGAAAGGTCTATATTATTATCTGTATTTAATGTAACTTTCATTAATTGATCACCCCATCAGACCTCACTAAAAATAGCAAGAAAATGATTTGATCTTCAGCAGGTGTAGTGCCTACTGCTGGAAATGAAATTTTAATGCGACCTGAAAAGCCTACACAGTTTTCAGCATTAATATCTAGTTGAGGATCGGCGGCCATAAGCCCCCAAGCGTTACTATCAATAATAAGGGTGAATGTGCCTGCGGCATCAACTCTATTTGTAATAGTAAGAGGAACTGCGGAAGGTGCTGGAGTGTAATCGGCAATATCAAAAGTTAATCCATAACGGCTATCTCGGATATTGGATAATTGTCTGCGGATAATTGATGCGCTAATGGTTGCGCCTGTTAAATCGACAGGAAGTCCATCTTCCCCTGTCATTGTTAAATCCCAATACTTTTGCTGATTCCATACAAGCTCACCTGCTATGATTTCATTATCAAAGCCCGATACTTGTTGAAGGGTATTTTTGTTAAAGATAGCCATGTTTTCCTCACTAGGTAAATAACGCCCCTATATGCTTACAGAAGGCGAATGGTCTTATCTTATTGAATAAGTTATTTTACCATAACTATTTAAAATAATCACCTACCATCCATGTAACTACAGAATATCTTATACCTTTTGTTACAGGCTCAACACCATGTGGCATAAATGAAGGGAATACTAAAACTGTGCCAGGCGTTTGTTGAGGATAAAATCTTTGATTACTATTTTGAATATAAAACTTACCGCCTTCAAAATCATCATTTAAAAATGCTAATACAGTTAATTTTCTAGTTTCATTTGACCTTTGATGAAAGGTATCAACATGAGTTTCATATTTACCATTAACATCATACATTAAAAATTCTGATTGATTTGAATGCGTAATATTGTATTGCCATATTTGATGATTAACTTGCAATCCAATAGAAGTTAATGTTGCACCAATACCTGCAAATAAAGGTAACTGTAATCTTTGAACATTACGAATATCAAGATTAATATTTTTTTCTAAATCTTGACCTTTACCAATAAACGGAAGTTCTTTTTCTACTTCAGGCTTTGCATATTCCTCAATAAGTTTTTTACAAAATCCTTCAGAAATTGCATTTTCTACTTTGTAACATTCATCAAAACCATTATTGTTTTGAATTGTTTTGCTAATGCCTAATGATTCGCGCTTATCATATTTCCATTCAGCGTGTGGGCCATTAGCATCAACATAATGCAAAAATACTTGAGCTTGCCATTGCCCTTCTTTATAGGGTTCTCGCCAATGGTATTTATCGCACCCACGATACATAACTGCATCGCCAATAGCCATATCAATTTTTGAGCTATTAGTTTTATCTTCATGGTCGCCCATATAAATTGACCAAACATCACCTTCAAAACCTAATGTAATAGTGGCTGATATTTCACAAGCTGGTCTATCTCTATGATTTTTTAATTCCTCACCTTTTTGATTATAAAGGCGAGCATAAGAATAAGTGGGGTAAAGTTTAAGACCTGACTTTTCTTCAAAATAAGGCGTTAATTGTTCAAGAAGTAAATCAAATTGTTCTGCGCCATGCACCGCTTGAGATTTTGGGCATTGCTCATCATTAATGGTTTGTTGTTGATTAACTAAATCTTTTAAATATTCAGTTAAATTTTTGCATGATTGCTCATCTAATACATTTTTTAAATGAACATACCCATTGTTTTTAAACTCTTGTATTGTCATATATTGTCCTTTTAATTAATCAGGATTTGGAGCAGGTTCAGGCACAGGATAAATTTCATTGTCTTTTGTATTGTAATACCATTGATCCGCCACAACATCATCATCGCATGGTGTCCAAAATAAAGGTAGTGATACTTCAAAAGTTTGAGTTTCAACTTGAGCTACTCTGCATGAATTTTCAATGGGTGTAAGAATAGGTTCAGGCGGTGTATCCGTTGTCCATCCTGATACATATTCAATTGGAGCTTGCATTGGAGCTATTAAAGCATTTTTCATATTATTTTCCTTTTTTATCCTACGAATTCTACTACTATTGCGCCGCTAACACCGCCAGCACCCGAAGGGAGGCCAGTCCCTCTAGCGCCAGCCATAAAGGGTCCAGAAGAACTATAAGCTATTGCAACAGGTCCTGGTATTGGTCGCTGAATCAAGCCAGATATTATTCCAATGCTACCAAATGAATCTGATCCTCCAGAATTAGAAATTCCTGTTTTTAAAGCAGTTCCTACAGATACAGTTCCAGTTCCAAGTCCAGGATTTACTGGACCTGCACTTCCTCCAGTCGCCGATACAGCTGGCCCAAAAGATGATGTTCCTCCAGCCGCACCTGCATTACCACCAGCTCCTATTGTAATACTTACAGGGGCAGATACAGGAACTATAGCTACAGCAAGGCCACCTACTTTGCCTGGACTACCTGGGGCAGGACCTCCACCGCCACCTCCACCAATAACAGTAACTTTTACTTGAGTGCAAGATGCAGGTTTTGTCCAAGTGCCTGGAGCAGTAAATAATTGAGTTTGAAATTGCCCACCGCTTGCCGCCGCACTTGTCCATGTAGTGCCATCAGAAGTCAATACATTTCCATTAGCGCCTGCGGCTACTGAAGTAACTGCACTTGTGCCTGCGCCTATAAGAACATTTCCTGAAGTAAGTGTTGTAGCCCCTGTGCCACCATTAGCTACAGGAAGCGTTCCTGTAACCGCAGTTGTTAAACTAGCTTCTCCTGAAGTATTTACCTTATTGGCAAATTGACTTAAATTAAATGCTTGTGTCATCTTTTCCCTTTATGCCGCACCTGCGCGAGCGAATGTTTGTTGTTGAATTATAAACGATTGTGTAGGACTATTAGTTAATGTATAGCTATTAGTAGAAGTCGTATAATCCACACCGCCTTCATATAATACACCATTTGCATAAATTCCTAAAGCCCCATTTGTAAAATTAAATGAATAAAAAGATTGTCCAGTAGTAGCAAAAGTTATTACATTTTGCGGAGTGCCTGTAGGTGTCGTTGTATTGTTTGCGCTAAATTGAATAATAGTTAAAAGCCCATCGGATACGGCTGGGGTAATAGTATAAGTATTGCCTACAATATCAAAATCAGAATCAGGCACTATAGTTCCGTTATAAAAAGGAAGCTCATATCCTGAATTAAATTGCCAATTTGTAGGTGTATAAGTTGTAGCTGAAGTAAGTGTATCTTCAAATCGACTAAATACAGGATAGCTTGATCCTGAAGCTCTATAAGTATATATAGGATCGCCAGCCGTTAATGATGTAGGTGAAGTAGTAAATGTAATAGTTGCCGTTCCGTAATTAACACTTGATACTGTATATTGAGTTGGCGTGCCAGTATTACTAAAAGTCATAATATCGCCAGCTCTTATTAATTGATAAGGCATTTGAGCAATATTCCAAGTGACATCCGCACCTGCTACAGTTGCTACATTAAGATAAGTATTATCAAAATAATCGCCACTTGATATGGCTCTCATTGAATAAATGGTTATTACATCATCTAAAGTAGCACCTGTGCTTAAAGTAACTGTGCCTGTAGCCCCACCTGTATCTGTATATTCTGTATCAGATAATAAAAGACCATTTTGAAATACTAGGCATTGATCTTCAATATAAGTTGAATCGCGAGTAACTGAAAAAACTGTTTGGCCGCTTGTCGCATCAAAATAGTCTATCGTCATAAAGAAGTCATCAGGTGTAGTAAAGCCTACCACTCGACCATAAATATCCACTGTAATGGTTGCGGCTGATCCTGTAAAAATAGTAGGCCCACCAAAATTTAGGAACTCATCTAAAGATGCGATTAATTGACCATCGCCTGTATTAGATATTTTAACTTGTCCTGTGCCTGTTGTAGTTGTTCCTGTAGTAATTAATTGACCTGTTTTATTATCAAGATCAATAACATTTAAGCCGTCAGGTAAAGCTGACCATAATCTAGGATCAAAGTCTGCAATTGTTGTTGGCACAAATTGACCTGTGCCTGAAGCAAAATCAGCAAAGTCTGTATCAAAGCTAAACTTGCGACCTGTTCTATTAATAAAGCATAAAAATTTATTAGTGCCAAAAGCGGGATCAGCTAGATACCATTTATAATTTGTTGGATCAAGTGAAGGGCTTGTAGAACTATTATTATAAAGACCATAATAAAGCCTGCCTGTAGGGCTTAAATTAAAGTTACTTGTGCCTGTAATGTTATCTGCATAAGCTACTGAAAGGAATTTTTCTGTATATTGGAATGTTGTTGGTCGCCATGTAAGTTTTCCTGAAGCCAATGAATAATTACTATTGGCAAGATTATTAACCATGCGAGTAAAGAAATACCAATCGCCTGCGGGTATATTAAATAATTGAACATCAGGCATATAAGTATTAACGACATAAGGGCTTCCGCCTGGTTGCACTTCAGTCGTTCCTGCAAATATAAGTTGATCGTCTGTAGGATATTGATAAGCTGAATAATAGATTTCTGCATATTCAGAAATACCAGCGCTTGAAGTTTGTATTCTTAATGTAAATGCAGGGTTAGTAATAGATGGAAATTGAGCAGTAATAACAGGCGCATAAACTGTGCCAAAAGTTGTAGGGCTAGAAAGTCCTGTATTGGGTGCAGGTGTAAATTGAGTAACATTATAATCGTCATATACGGATGGATTATATTCGGATAAATTTAATGAAGCCGTTACAGTTCCGTTATCACCAAATTTTTCAACCACTTTTAATATTCTAAATAGTTTAGCTGACCAACCATAATTAGTATTTGTTACTGTAACAATGTCGCCAGCTTCTAACTCAAGCCCAATATAATTAATTTCGCATTGAATTTGTAAATCTTCCCTTGCCGCTTCAAGCATACGATTAGCAATATATTGAGCCGTTACATTATTGTTAGTTAAATAAAGACTAACTGATTGTTTATTAATAGGTTCATTAGGAAATAAAAGGCTAGGGTTTAATTCTGCTAAATCAAAAGTTGCCGCATTAAATGAATCTTGTTGATCGCTATCAGGAAATTTTGTTTCAATAATATTAAATGAATTAGAAATATCAATAGGGCTAACTGTAATAGCACCAATTATATTGCTGTCATTAATATCCATAGCTACAGAATAAGTTGGGCTTTGAACAATAACACCCCAAAGACCTGTAATTTCATTATATTTAACCAAACAATCAGCGCAATCAGCCATTGATTGAATATTTTTCATTATTTTTTGAGCAGTATCTAATTGACCATTAAATTGAAATCTTGGTATTGTTGCTGATCCACCTGTGTAAGCTGTATAAGTAATAGTTGCATTTGAATAAGTATTAAGAGCTGTAAGACTTGCAGTATCAATACTAGCTAAAGGAATTGATGCACCATAACGAGTAGAAGTTAAGTAATCTAAAAAGCAATCGCCTGGCGCTGATCGAGCATTAGTTATTTCAAAATTAGTAGCAGAAAGACCTACAAGATTTCTTGATTGTGAATATTTAAGTTTAATAATTGCAAAAGCGCAATTAGTCATTAATTTAGAGCCATTCCAAGTGTAAGTTAATCCTGCTTGATTCATTACTTGAATAGCAGTTAAAGATGAGTTAGCAGGTTGATTTGATCCATTTTTATAAAAATAAATATTCATGTATCCTGAAATATTTTGAGATTGGTTTGTGCTAGGATCAAGCAAGCTAACTACTTTAGTTAAATCTGTAACATCAAATATACATTTTTTTCCTCCCCAATATACATCGCCAAAAGTTATATTGTCAGGACTGCCAACACTTGATGATTCTGTATTAGTAACTTCAGATAAAGCAAATACATAATAAAGTGTTTGATTATCACTTGTAATAGAAAGGTCTGTAACAATACCGCCAGTCCAAGCATGGCCATAGATTACAGGAAGTTTATTATTTCCAGCAGGCGGCGTTTGTGCGCGAGAGCCAGGATTAGGTTCAGGTTGTTGAGTTGATAAACTTGGAGGAGTAGGCGCAAATACTTTTGACAGCACTGTAGATACAATCATTGAAATTGCAAAACTAATTGGATTAAATCCCCCCGCGAATGAGGCAAACGCTTTAACTACACTACTCATTAATTAATTTCCCAATGATATTCTATTAATTTCATTCCATATCTTTCAAATTTTAAATCATCATAAGATGATATTGTAGCTTGATTAATTTCCTTTTTTATTAATAATTCTTTTGCTATTTTGGTATATTCTTTAATTAATCTAGTAATAACAAATTTGTTATATCCATGCAACATAACTTCTTGTAATTGAATACTTTTGTTATTCCAAAAACAATGACTTTTATATGCGACAAGAATTCCTGTTTGTTTATCATCAATTAGTATAAATCCTTGCCCTGCCATTATATCTGTAATAAGTTGCATTACATAAGTTTTAGACCAGTCTAATGGGCTTCCTTTTAATTGAGTATCTGTCTTTATAGCAAAATCTTTTAAAAGTTCTACTATCTTATCTATATCGTATTTGTTAGCTTGTCTTATCAAGTTCTATACTGGCTTGGATCGCGATCCTTACCAAAGAAGTAATTAATATTTTGAATAACAGCAACTCTATCCATTGAAGTATCGTTAGTCGCAAAAAATTGCCATGAATTATTATTGGTATATCTTCCAGCAGTTCCGTTTTGTAAAATAATTTGTATGCTTGATGCAGTTACATTAATAACACCAAGATACATTTTACCTTCTTCAAACCATTGTTCAGTAATATTAAATGAATTAACATAGCCTGTAAAAAACTTATAAAGGCCACCTGTGCCACCTGTAGTTATAAGCTCATTATTATCATCAAAAAAGCCATGCCACATTTCAATCAAAGAGCCTTTAATCTTATTGCTTAATACCCAACCTAATTGCGCCGATTCAATACCAACCAAAGTAACGGAAGTTTCATTGGCAGTTGATTTAATATCTCTACTTGCATCACCTACTTTAACTAAAGGGCCAAGCGCATCAAAAGGTAATGCATCAACGGCAGGGATTGTTAATACGGAAGGAGTGGAAGCTAAAAGATATACTTGAGTAACACCTAAAGCGTCTTGAGTAGTAATGCGGATAAAATCCGCCATCCTTATATTATTCGTATTTTGTATTGGTGGTATATTGTTTGCCATTATAAGACTGCTTCTATTGCTTTAAATGATCCTGACCATTGAATGAATGAATCATTCGTCATTGGGATAAGTGTGTATTGTGGATATTGTTGAAGGATTACAGGGAAAGTAACGCCTGTAAAAGTGTTGCCACCTATTGATTGTGTAATGCCATACTGACCAATCACTGCAAACATAGGGCTTGCAAGGGTTGTCATAATAGTTCTGTGAACAGGAATATTAACTGTAGAACCGCCACCTCTTTGAACATTGGCAGTAGCTATATAAGCATAGCGATCAATCTGTAAGAAGTCGCCTGTCTTTACAATAAATTCTGTAGCGCCCATTGTAGGTAGTGAACCTAATACAATAGTTTTATTTGCTGAAGTTGTTTGATATTGACAAGCGGTAATTTCAGCAGAACTCATATCGCCTTGATAAGCAATATAATTAACCCAGCCTGTAGCCCCAAAATTAAGGTATTGCTCAAACTGTCGATCAGCCGCTCTTAATGCTGAAAGCAATGGCCTATTTTGAGAATATAAAAGATAATTCATAGGCTTCATATCAAAGCCAAAAGGTTGCACCCCAATAATTTCAGAGGTAGCAATTCTTTGATTTCGGCTCATCATTTGACCGATAAATCTTTGATCTTCAATACCTACAGATTCAGATATGGAAAGGATTGTATTTAGAGTTGCCATATATTATCTCGATTGAGGTAGTGATCTTTGAGCTGATTGATAACTAGCCCAAACACCTTGTTTATTTTTAGCCAAAAATTGTAAGCCTGATTGTGTATCAATAGCACTCATATTAGCAATGTAAGGGCCATTATAAACTACTTGCGGTTGATTGCCCATAGCAGAACCTAGTTGATGATTAGGAATAATAGTGCCTGAAGTTTTAGGAACAAACAATTCAGGGCCACGCTCGCCTACAAGAGAAGGAACGCCAACAGGTGGATCACCGCCATCAGCAAATCCTAATTTAAGTCCGCCAGCGCTTGGCGCGCTTGAAAACAATCCGCCGCCACCGCCACCGCCGCCAAATCCAAATATACTTCCTAATGAGCTAAACATAGAAGTTAATTGCGCTCTCATTTGAATCTTAATAAGGTCTGCAATAATGCTACGAGCTAAATCACTAAATTTAAGTTTTCCTGTAGTAACAAATTGATCAATTGCGCTTTCAAGATTTTGTGTTACAGATACGAATGCTTGTTCACCTAATTTAGCGGCATTAGTAGCATTATCTGTATAACTTGCAAAAGCTTTTTTCCATCCAAACTCAAAACTTCTTTGTGATTCACCAATTTGATAAGCTTCTTGTGCGCGAGCCTTTTCACCTTCAGCCCATGCGTTAGCTTGTTCGTCTGACATTCTACGGCCAAACTGATCACCTAAAGTTAATTGTTTGCGCTTTTGTTCTATATCAAATAATTCTAACTGCAACTTTCTTTCATTTTCTGAAGTAAAAGCCAACTCATTTTCTTTTTGTAATCTTTCGCCTTTAGCTTGAGTAATCAGCAATTCTTTTTCGTAAAATTCTTGTTGCCTTTTTAGAGCTTCTTTTTGTTTTTTTGCTTCAGCTTCAGCTTCTTTATTTTTTGCTTCCGCAACTTCTCTAATATCTTTTTTATCTGCGGCTACGCCACCAATGCCTGACATAATTCCAGGCACTTCAGCCCCTTGAACTGATCCTCGCGTAGGAAACTCAAACTTTCTAAAACCTTCTTTATCTAACCAAGCCGCCAACCAGCCAGCTTCTTTTTTAATTTCTTGAAATCTATTAACAGTTCTTATACCTGATTCTTGCCAATTTTCCATTGCTTTAGTTGCTACATCAAAAGCGGGAGCTAACCTTTCAGCAAGGCTTACTTTTAATTGAAAAGTAAATTTATCTACACGATCAATAGAATTAGCAATTCTAGTAAATGCTTCCTCTGCGCCTTCAAATTTGTTTTTATTGGCTTGTAATTGATCGCCTAAACTTTTAATATCTGTGCCACGAACTGCTCGGCCAAACATATCCATAGCCGTAGCATTTCTTTTTGTAGTATCTTCAATGGAAGATAAAGCAATTGCAGTTTTTTCAAATAATTCTTGGGGAGTAAGAGTTCTTAAATCTTTTAAAGATATGCCAATAGATGTAAAAGCCTTTTGTGCTTTTTCGCCACCTTGCGCGGCTTCATCAACTTTATTTGCGAATGATGCCATAAGCTTACCAGCATCATCGCTATTGCCACCGCTTAACTGCAATGCGCTTGACAAACGCAATACAGATTGGATTGACATATCATTGGCTTTTGCTACTTCTTCAATTCTGTCAGCAAAATTTATAGCTTCACGAGCGGAAGCGGCAAAGGATACTGCAACCGCAAGCAATGATGCTTTTGCGCCTATGCTGAAGCCTTCTACTTTTTCTTTAGCCTTGCCTAGATTGGCATTAAACTCGCCTGCATCAAGCCCAAGTAAAACAGCTAATCTTGAAATAATTGCCATTGTTATTTACCTTTAAATCTGTCCATTTTAAAGTTAGGCGCTTGCGACATAAACATTAATAAAGATTGGCTAGGATCAGCTTTTTCTATACCATAAAAATATTCGTAAGCACTACCCAAAACGCTTTTTAGAGTATAAGGTTGGCTACCACTTGCTCTTAAATAATTAAAAACTCCAGCGACTAGAGTTCCTTGCATATTTAATAAGCCCCTATTTCCAACTAACCCATCCGCATACATGACTGTTATTTCATTCATGGTTGCTTCATCTAAAGCGTCTATATCTTGTATTGTATGCCCGTTAAAGACCATAGCCGCCCGCACTTGGGTTCTTAACGAGCCTACTACTTTGACTTTATGTCTTTATATTCAGGGCTAATAACCTCGTTAATTTTTTCCACTAAAGTCATTTGAACTGATAATGGAAATTCAGTTTCTACATCTTCATAAGTTATATCTTCTAATGATCCAGTTTCAGGTATTAGAAATTTAATATATTCAACTATTCTGTGTTGCAATATATGTTTATTCTTGGCAGTTTCTCTTACTGATCTGCCGTCAATAATAAAATCATTATCTTTAACTTCCACACCTTCTTGATCTTTAATATTCTCAAAGGCTTTTATCATTAACTGATATTCTGCTTCAACCTTATCTTCATTAGGATTTTTAAAGTAATTATAAAT